TTCAGTATTACTGATGAAGTTGGTAAGCTCCCGGAAAAAACGGTTCTTCAGAATCTTTGGAAGAACACAGTGAGAAAAGTTGTTTATTTTTCTGGATCAACTCCAGAAACAATGAGTCCAGAAACTTATCAGATTCTTTTGAACAGGGCTAGAGAATCTGGCATTCAATTATATTATTTAAATACAGACCCTGATCGATCTGGCACAAGAACTCTTAGAGAGCTTGCAGAGGATACTGGTGGCGCAAAGTTTAATTTAGCTCACGATTCCGATTCAAAGTTGCAGCAATTCTGTAATTCAAATTTTTACGATAGCAATAAAATTTATTACGGAGACTGGGATGGAACTTTTAAAATTGCATGGACAGACAATCCAGCTTGGATTTTGTACGATATTATAACTGATTTTAATTATGGGTTGGGCAATTTGATCGAATCTAGTCTTGTTGATAAATGGACACTGTATGATATAGGAAGACATTGTGATGCCGTAGATGACGATGGTAGATTCAGGGGCGTACCTGATGGTAAAGGAGGTCTTGAGCCAAGATATACATGCAATATCATCTTTTTTAATAAAGACGAAGCATATAACGTACTAAAAGATCTAGCCGCAATATTTAAGGGAATGATTTATTGGACTACTGGTGGATTTTCTTTTATTGCGGATAAGAAAAAAGAGCCGTTAGTTTATTTTGCTAATGCTAACGTCAAGGAGGGTTTATTTAACTATTCGGAAACAGCTAAAAATAAAAGGTATACAAGTGTAGAAGTAACGTACAACGATAAATTCGACAATTACAAAACCAAAGTCGAATTCGTTGAAGACGTTGATGGAATTTTAAAATACGGACTAAATCCTTATAAAATAAATGCAGCTGGGTGTACTTCAAGATCAGAGGCTAGAAGAATAGGAAGATATGCGCTAACAAGCTCTATACACGAAACAGATACTGTTACGTTTGTAGCGGGCCTAGAAGGAGCGTATTTACAACCTGGTGACGTTTTCGGAATAAGTGATGAAGTTAAAAATGTAGGCCGATCATTTGGGAGAATATTAGAGGTCAATGAAGCCGCAAATACAATTAAAATTGACGGTGAATTCAATGCAGGATTAGATTCTGGAGTTTATATACATGTGCCGTCTGGTAATTTTTCTCTTTCTGATTTAAATTCTTTAACTGGAGGTGGTGGAGATTTTACTGGAACACTTGAGCAAATTAGAGCAAGAAGACAAAAACAAACTAGAAAGTTTAATATCCATACGGTAATAAATAATATAGAAGACCCTAATGCATACGGCGCGATTTTAACTTTAACTGGAGATTTCTTGCTTAAATCTGTAGTCCATGATGTTCACCCTTCTCAGTCTAGAGTCTCAGGATCTCTTTATACAGGATTAACTACATTAACTGGCGTAGTTTATAATTTTCCTCCTCATACTGTAGCAAATGGAAATCCTAAATGGGACACTTTAACATTTTCTGGAGTTTCTGGGGTTCTTTCTAATCTTGAGATAGATATTGATTTTTCTGGAAATGCTGGCACTGGATTATTAATACCTGCATCAACTCAAAGTTGGGTAGGTGTTGTGAGCGGTTTTAATAATACTTCCTATACCCAAAGTGGAGATTTTGCTTTTACTATCGCGAATAATGGAAGAGAAGAGGCTGTAGGTACAGCTGTTATTTATAGCTATAATAGTGCGGGAGTTAATGTAAATTCTACTTTATTAGGCAACAATATTAATAGTATATGGTCAAATCCGGTTTATATTGGAGCAAGCGCTGGAGATGTCGTTATAGCAGTGTGGCCGAGTGGAACATTAGAAGATTCTACAACTCCAAATGCAATATGGTCAACTGGATATGCCGCGACAGAAGTATTTAAATTAGGCTTAGACACAAATACAAGCAAACAGAATTGTTTATATTGTGTTGCTTTAATAAAAGGGGGTTATCGCCTTCTTGAAGCTGGAAGCAAAAGAGGACTAGATTATCCTGGCATAAAATTTAATTATAGAGATCTTTTAGCTTATTCTAAATTACAACCCTACTACACTTTTGTTCAAGCTGATTTCGGAAACATGTCAAATTCTAATTTGGAGGAATGGAAGCCTGGAAGAGATTATGTTATTGGCGCTACCGTAAAGCATGGAGCTGACACATATTTTTGCGTAAGAGATCATACGTCTAAAGAATACTTTACTGAAGATTACTTAAACGAATTCACCAGACAATGCGATATTGCAACATTAAATAAAAATATTGGATTAACAACTCAAAGCATTTCTCAACTTGGTGGAGTTGCTGTAGGAATGTACGTTGCTGGCTCTGGAATTCCAGAAAATTCAAGAATAAATAGTATAAGCGACGACCCAAATAGCATCACTTTCCATATTGACAAAAATCCAACACTTACCCGAACTAATGAGACAGTAACTTTTGCGTCCACCCCAGGAATCGGGAATAATACATCATCAACAAAATGGACCAGAGGAAATAGCGATGGTTATTATTCTGTTGGTTTGCCAAAAGATTTTTATGGTACAGGGAAAATTCCGCTAACCACAACTTTGACATCTGCTCTTGTGTCTGGCGCATTTACTGCACTTGGGTTGGAGGTTTATGTTGGAGGCGGAACACTAGGCCAATCTGATTTGAAATCATTGCCAGAATCTAATGGTATTGGATATAGCGGCTTAGTTTATGGCACTGGATATCCTAAAGGTATTTATAGCTTAACAGTAGATACAACTCCTCAAAATTTAGATTTAGTCTCTGAAGGCTCTCTTTATGTTCTAAGCGGCTCGGGCGTTGAGCCAAAACTATACAAAACTATTGCAACAAAAGAAGAAGAGGCTAATCAATACGGCATTGTAGGTATTGAATATTTAAACAATAAGGATGATTATATTGAAAAAGATATTTTAGATACTTCGCCTAGTTATTATGTTCAGGGGCCATATGATGTGGTCGTAAAACCTAATCCGCCATCTGGTATACAAAGCATCAGTGGCTTTTCTGGAACGACAAAATACACTGGCATTCACATTATTTGGTCTGGAACAAATAGTCCAATTACTGGATATAAAGTTTACGTTAGTAAACCAGACTATTCAACAACAAATGAGTATGACTCAATAGTTCAAGCATACTCTACTCCATCAGGAATACATACTTTAACAATCCCAATAACAGGTTCAGACGGTAATGACATTTGGGGCCAATATGATTTTAAAATATATTCGCAAGGAACAACATATAAATTACTTTCCGATTATGTGGCGACAGGAATCGTTATGCTACCTTCTGCAAATTTAAAAATCAATGACATTAATGAATTATTAACTTCTACAATTCCAAGTGGATTCACAATTGATACCGCAGATCAAGACTCTGTAAAATATTCAATTGGTTTTGATAATGGTACTTACAGTGGAAACGGCAGGGGCAATTGGACTTCAAAAGATTTAGTTTTTAGATGGAAATATCTTGATCCTACGGGCGGGAAAATGGCAACCAAAGAGCAAATTTACGAAAATCCATTTGTTGACTTGCCTCAAAAAGTTACGGTTCAAGTTTTAGATTCTGCTGGTCAAGTGATAAAAGAAGAAAAAAACTATCAAGGTTTATCTTATAGAATAACACAAGCAAATAATGCTGCTATGTTTGATAGCTCCAGAACTCCAGAGTCTATAGAATATTCAAGAGAAATAGGATTAAGGGTCATTGTTACCGATAACACCAATTTGTCTAAAACAGGAACCTTTCAAGCGGTAAATCAATACCCTGGTTATTCCAGGATACAGGTTATAGACTCTTTTCAAAACTCTCCATATCAAATTTTGTCTGGATATTACGGTAATAGAAATTTTACTGGATTAGCTGTTTGGAGCCCTGATGTGGCAAGTACAATTGGAGCCATAACAACAATTTCAGGTTCTGGAGTAAGAGATGCTGGTGGTAACTTACTAAGGAGTGAAGACGAAAGTGTCCCATTGACATTTAGAGATATATCTGGAGCATTTTCTACGGCTACGTTTTATAATGGCACTGGATTACTTTCTGGAACAAGGGCTGCTGTTGGAATTAATGTTAAAGGAACTGGCGAACCTGATTTTGAAACATATGTTTATAAAGGCGGAACTATGGCAAAATATGGATATGAATCTAAAGATTTGATAGAACATTATGAAAAATACGTTGATAAATCAAAATCTATTTCCAAATGGGGAGCAGAACACTATTCTTCTTTCGGTCAGTTTGAAGGAAGGGAATTATCAACAAAAGAAGGCAACCCACTAGGTATTTGTAATCTTCATGATATTACACTACCAAATAAAACAGGGTTTTCTGGAATTGCTTTCAGTGTGTTGCCAGAACCTGTTTCAAAAAGTAAAATTATATTTAATTGCTTCAACGCCACTTCAAATAAAGATGTTTTAAGTGTTGATGTATATACTGGAGTAGGATATACTAATATTATAAACCATACTAGTATGGAAAAAGATAATTATTACGAAATTGTGACTACGGGTAGTAATGTAAACTGGAAAACAATAGGTCACGATTCAAATACTCCAATACTGGGTAGCGAATTTCAATATAATGGACAAACAATTAATGGAACAGCAACTGTGAAAAGAGTATTTACTCCAGACTTGGTTAATCACACTAATAAGTTTGCGACAGTTTCTTTAACTGAAACAAGAAGCTATCTGAATGTAATTACTCTTGGAGAACGTTTACCCACAGGAGAATGGTTGTATTTTAGATTCAGACCTTGGGATGATTACGGACCCGGTTTTACTTCTAAAGTTGTAAGTGGATATTTAGAAATGGAACAAGCTGAAACCACCCCTTCAACTGCGAACAGATATTTTTTGGATGGAGGGAGAGATCAGAAACAAGCCATTAATGTTTCTAACAATAATAATCCGTTAATAAAAAACTTAAAGTACAAAATAGAGCAGCTTGGTAATTCAGAAATAAATTGGGTTGCTATAGGCGCAGACTCACCAACTTTAAATGTTGAATTTACATATAATGGAGGAGCTGTTTCTGGAGGTGGCACAACCGTTGGTAAAGTTAAACAAGTTGAAATTAAATTTAATATTCCTACCGATCAAATAAATAAAACGAATTTAGTGACGCCAATTTCAGATTCTACAATGGTTTTGCCAACAGAGGTTGCAGAAGGCGATACAATAGTAATAATAAATGCTGGTCTTGAATATAGTCTATTTATAGAATCCAGTAACGGAGAACTAATTTCCACTATTCGTCCTGGCGAAAGGGCAGAAATTACTAGAGACGAAAACGAATGGAGAGACGATAGAGGCCGGTATCTAGCTATTTAGTAATTAAAATTTAATATCAAATACTGATTCGTCGATTTTACTGTCAACGCCTTTTACATAAGAAGAAATCTCAGTCTCTTGTGGAGCGACTTGAATTTTCTTACTGTCGTAGAAACTGTCCAGCCACCCAGCAATAGGATTACTTTTGACGTTGTAAAGCCTTTTGTATCCCATCGAAGTGAGTCGGTTGTCAGCGAGCCATTCAACGTAATGCTTCAATGAATCGGCGGTAAGGCCAATTAAACTACCTTTTGAAAAAAGGTAATCAGCCCAATCTTTTTCTGCTTCCACTGCCATACGATAGCCCTCATAAATCCTATCTTCATTTTTCTTAAAAATATCTTGGAACCCTTCTTTAGGCTCGTTGCGAAGAATTTTTAAAATATTTTGACTAATAGCTACATGAAGATTTTCGTCGCGAGAAATTAAATTAATAATTTTAGCATTTCCTTCCATTTTACCGCGATAGCCAAAATAAAACGAGCAAGCAAACGAGATGTAGAAAGTCACGCCCTCAGTGATTTGGGTTGAAAGAAGTGCGTCAAAAATCTGTTGTTTCGGATCGTCGCTCTTGGTATTCAGAAGAGCGTCGTATTTATTAGAAATAAATTGCGCCCTTTTGACAATTTCTTTATCATCAAGAATCGAATCAAAAAATTTTGTGGCGTCTGGGTGAACGTTTTGCAAGATATATGTATAACTATTGCTGTGAATGGTTTCGAAGAAAGACCAAACATTCATGCAGATCTCAAGCTCTGGGTTGCTAACATAGTTAGAAAGCGACCCAATACTGCGCGATAGCATTGAGTCTGTCATAGTCTGAAAGCGGAGATTGCTATCAAAAACAAACTTTTCTTCTGGAGAAAGATTCTTATAATCAGCCGCATCTTTTGTAAGATTAATTTCTTGTGGTCGCCAGAAGAAGTTAATCTGCTGATCATAAAGATCATAGAACTTGGGATACTTTAAGCGATCATACCTTTGAATCGCCAAGTCTTCACCAAGAAAGAGCGGCTGCTTGAGCGAGTCCACGTTTACAGTATTAAGTACGGTTTTCATTATTATAAGGTGCAAGCTCCACCAGCGCAGCCTTGGGTATCGTCTTGCGATTTTTCAGTTTTTACTTCTTGTTTAACTTCTTGTTTCGTATGTAATGCGGTCTGCGTATCGCCGTCAAACGTATTTGTGTAATAAAGATTTTTAATACCATATTTATAAGCCAAAATTAAGTCCCCGACAAGTTCTCCTTGACTTGGAATTTTGTTTGGATAACGAGTGGCATTGTAATAAAGATTAGTTGAAATGCTCATGTCTACAAATTTTTGAAGAGCAGCGACAACTTTCAGATAACCTTGATTATTAGGCATTTCAAATGCGAGAGTATAATTATCTTTGTTATTTTTAATATGAGGCACAACAACAGGAATAACTCCAGCCTTTGAGCGCTTGTAGGAAATCAAAGAGCGGGGAGGCTCAATCCCATTGGTTGAGGATTGAATAACAGAACTAGACTCGACAGGCATAAGTGCAGTTAGGGTACTATGGCGCATACCATGTGTTTTAATTTCTTTTCGTAAGCCTTCCCAATCGCAATGAAGTTTTTCAGTAACAAACTCATCAATATTTTTGCAATAAGTATCGATTGGTAGAATAGCGTTTGAGAACTTTGTTTCAGAGAACAAAGCGCATGGCCCTTTTTCTTGAGCCATCTTAACTGAAGCCTTGATTAAATTATAACTCACAAGTTCCATAATAGCCGCAGCTTTATTTGCGGCATTCTTATCAGTGTACTTGACTCCAATATTTGCAAGATAGCCAGCAAGATTGCTAACGCCAACTCCAAGACTGCGGCGATTTTTAGCAAAATTAGCGGCAGCAGGAACGAAATAGTTTTGATGATCAATTAGAGCATCAAGCATACGAACAATAATTTCGCACACAGAGTCCATCTCGTCCTTGATTACCTCAAGAAGATTGACGGCAGATAAAATACAAACGCCAATTTCTCCGTTAGGATCATTCAAGTCTTTTATTGGTTTGAGTGGATGATTAACTTCAAGACAAAGATTACTAGTGTCTACCTGAGCGTTCCAAGAGCCGTGCGAGTTTGCATGGTCAACGTTCATTAAATAAATACGACCAGTTTCTACGCGCTCTTTAGAAAACAAGAAAAATAAATCGCGAGCATTTACTGTCTTTTTAAATTTAAGACTCTTGTTTTTTTCCGCCTCTTCATAAAGCTCTTTGAATTCAGGCATACCAAAGCTATCCCAAAGCTCTGGAGTTTCATGATAAGAAAACAAAGTGATACTTTCGTTCTTGATCAAACGATCATAGAACGTGCGATCAAATCCAATGCAATAATCAAGTTTACGAACTCGATTATCGTCGGTCCCAGCATTGTTTTTGAGAACAAGAATGTCTTCAATATCGTGATGAAACCAAGCCACGTTTACCGTTGCAGAGCCGCCGCGAATGCCATTCTGATGACAAGACTTTACGGTAGACTCAAACATCTTAAGAAACGGAACTGGTCCAGTGTGACTTACCATGCCGCCTTTAACTGGAGTATTAACGGCTCGAAGACGACTTGCATTAATGCCAATACCGTAACGATTTGCGGTAGCAAAGCCAATAGCGCTATTATTGGCAAAGATAGAATCTAATG